TTAATGCGGTTGACCTATCATCGCTCGTATCATCTGTAACTATCAACCGTTCATTCGATGAACTAGAAGTAACAGCAATGGGAGACTCAGGCCACAAGTTCGTAAAGGGCTTGGAAGCATCGTCTATTACTATCGACTTCTTTAATGATGAAGCAACATCAAAGACACTTCAGACATTGAACACAGTATGGGGAACAAGCACAACTGTTACAGTCAAGCAGACTTCAGCTGCTACTTCAGCAAGCAACCCTCTATACACAATGTCATGCCTAGTTAACAACATCACTCCAGTAAATGGCGCAGTTGCAGATCTTTCAACTCAGTCAGTCACTTGGAATGTTAACGGCACCATCGCAGTAACAACTTCCTAATAACTAACTAAGGGGCAAAAGCATGGCAAAACTAAAGGTAACAAGGGCAGATGGAAGCGTTAACGAGTACCAGATCACTCCGGCGATCGAGTACGCCTTCGAGCAATATGCAAAGAAGGGCTTTCATAAAGCCTTTAGAGATGATGAAAAGCAGAGCGATGTATATTGGCTTTGCTGGGAAGCAATTCGTCGGTCGGGTGAAACCGTAAAACCCTTCGGAGAGTCATTCCTTGAGACATTGGCGCGAGTCGAGGTCTTAGATGATGACCCTTTGGAGTAACGCGGGAGTCCTTCACCTATCTTGTAGCGAGACTATCGCTTGAGACAGGACTCTCGCCACAGACTTTAATTGAACTAGATCACACAATGTTCAGGACTTTACTTCAAGCCCTGAAGGACAGAGCAAAGGAGCAGAGCGATGCCAGTCGAGTTAAAAGGCGCTGATAAACTTCGCAAAGCCCTGAGAGAGTTCGAGCCTGATCTAGCCAAGGCCACAACTAAGCAGATGGCGGCTGCGCTAAAGCCCATCACTAATACGGCTCGCGGTTATATGCCATCAAATACTGCAATGTTATCTGGCTGGACTTCAGCCACATCATCTGAGAACACGGTTAAGTATCGTGTATTCCCTAAATATGATCAAGCAGAAGCCAAGCGCGGTATTAAGTATTCAACAAGCCCTTCTAAGCCTAATAAACGAGGCTTCGTATCTCTAGCGCGTATTATTAACGCTTCCGCCGGTGGAGCGATCTACGAGACCGCAGGGCGCAAGAACCCAGGTGGTCAACCAACCTTTACTCGCACTAAGTTTACACCTGCCTCATATCGTGAGGAAGGCCGCGGATATAACAAGTCGCTTAACCCTAATGCTGGCAAGCAATTCTTAGATCGAGCAAATGCAACAGGCGATCTAGTAAATGCTCGACCACGCCAACAAGGTCAAGCAGGTCGATCTACGCGCAAGATGACTGGTCGCGCCATATTCAGAGCGTTCGCAGAGGATCAAGGCAAAGTAACAGCTGCGATAGTAAAAGCCATTGGCAGTTCTGCTATTGAGTTTAAAGCAAAGACAGGTGTTAAATAATGGCTGATCTAAAGATAGATATTGCTTCGGTATTCTCTGGCAAGAAAGCCTTTCAAGATGCCGCTAAGTCAACCCTTAGCCTTAACTCTCAGGTTAAGACACTTGCTAAGTCCTATGTCGGTCTATTTACAGCCCAGCGCTTAGCGCGTTCAGGGTTTAATGCTGCCAAAGCCTTTGCTCAAGATGATAAAGCAGCCAGAGTCTTAACCCAGTCACTTGATAACTTGGGTCTAGCCTTCGCAGATCCTTCCGTTAAAAACTTTATTGCTGATCTTGAGAAGCAGTTTGGTATCCTCGATGATCAACTGCGCCCAGCCTTTCAGCGTTTATTAACTACAACTGGTGATGTTGCTAAGAGCCAACAGTTGCTGCGTACAGCGCTGGATCTTTCAGCAGCTAGTGGCGCAGATGTTGTAAGTGTTGCCGGTGATCTTTCAAAGGCTTATGTAGGTCAGACTCGCTCCCTTGCTAAATACGGTATTGGTCTAACTCAGGTCGAACTTAAGGCGATGTCCTTTGAGGAAGTCCAGACACGCATCAACGATTTATTTGGCGGACAAGCAACAGTTTCAGTCGATACCTATGCAGGTGCTATGCAGCGCCTATCAGTTGCTTCTAGCAATGCTCAAGAGATTATCGGCGGCGGCCTGCTCGATGCACTCGCAGCCCTCGGCGGCGGCGGTGAAGGTGGACTTACTAACACGCTAAACCTAATCGAAAAAACTTCTACTGCACTTGCTACCTTCGTTCGCCGCTTTGGCGTTGGTGTTGGTCAGTTAGCAGCCCTAGCGCGTGGAGACTTGCAAGCCTTCAGAGCCATAGGCGAGACCGAGATGAACCGCGGCAGAGATATGTCTGGTATTACACCAGCGATCAGAGCCGAGTTAACTAAAGCAGCAGCCGAGAAGGCAGCAAAGAAAAACCGCGATGCTTTACTTAAGACAACTAAAGAGCAGACGAAAGCGATCAAAGAGCAGACAGCGCTGCAAAAGGCTGGCACTTTATTTGACATTCAACAGACTTCAATTATTGCTGCACTTAAGGGCGAAGTATCAGCCGAGGAACGCAAGCGCCTAGAATTACAACTGGCTATCTTGACCGGCAACACAACAGAGGCTTCTAAACTCGCTGCTGAAATTGCCAAGAGCCAAGGACTTTCACAGCAACTAGCTGCTTACCTAGCAAGCCTGCCAGATGCTAAGAACCCATTCACAGCATGGAAGTCTTATCTTGACATGATCGAAAGCCAAGTCGCTCGTATTGCCTCAGTCAATATGCAAACAGTTCCGACTTCTATGGCAACAGGTTATGGCGTGACTGGTCAACAGTACTCATTGCCTAACGCTTCAACACAGACAAGCGCGGCAGGCGTGGACTTTACTGTCAATGTAAATGCTGGCTCGATTATTGCTCAAGAAAGCCTGCAAGATGTTCTTCGCGATACTTTGCTCGATGCTTCACTATCTGCCAAGTTCTCTGCCATATTCCGTCAAGGTGGGTCATTCGGGCCATGACACTTCCTGCGCAGATATCTGTCTCCTTCGACTTTACTAGCGGCGCTACCTTTGGGTATCCCTTCACTATTGGCGATGAGAAGTACGGAGTTCTAGGCACAGGCACACTTGCTTCAAGTACTACTCCAGAGCCTACGGTCGATCTGACTCCTAATGTAAGACAGATCAGTATCAAGCGCGGTCGCAATATCATGCGCGATACTTACGAGTCTGGGTCTGCAACTATTAGAGTGTTAGATCCTAACTCTGACTTCAACCCACAGAATGTCAATTCGCCTTATTTTGGCTTCTTGACTCCTCTTCGCAAGTTGCGTGTATCAGCAACGGTAGGCGGCGTTGGTTATTTCTTATTCTCTGGCTATACAACAGACTACAAGTACACCTATCCTCAAGGCCAAGAAACAGGCTATGTGGACATAATTTGCTCAGATGCCTTTAGGCTGATGCAGCAGGCTGGGATCACAACTGTGGCAGATGCTACGGCTGGGCAAGATACTGGCACTCGAATTGGCAAGATCCTTGATCAAGTCTCATGGCCTGCTTCTATGCGCACAATAGATACCGGCAACACGACCTGCATAGCCGATCCTGGCACTTCTCGCACAGCGCTTGATGCGCTAAAGAACGCAGAGTTCTCAGAGCAGGGCGCGTTTTATATCGACACAGAAGGCACAGCGATTTATTTAAACCGCACCAATGTGATAAAGAAGTATGGCGAGACTCCTATCGAGTTTAATCAAACTACAGGTATCCCTTATACCAACTTGACCTTCGCCTTTGATGACAAGTTAATTATTAACTCTGCTGGTATGACTCGTTATGGCGGCACTCAGCAGGTCTCAGAGGACTCAGCTTCTATTGCCAAGTACTTCCCACATCAGATCAACGAGAACAACCTAGTTCTACAGACAGATGCAGATGCGCTCAATGTGGCAAAGATCTATGTAGCAACTCGCAAAGAGACAACGATCCGCATAGATGCCATGACGGTCGATCTGCTTGACCCAGATGTACCAACTGCGACAATGCTGGATCTGGATTACTTCTCAAACTTAAAGATCACAAATGTGCAGCCAGACGGCTCAACTATCGTTAAGACTTTACAGGCGCAGGGACTCTCATGGAACATCACGCCAAATGCCATGTCCTGCACAGTAACAACTCTCGAACCTATAGTCGAGGGCTTCATCATCGGAAGCGCAGTATCAGGTATAATCGGCACTAGCATAATGGCGTATTAGGAGAAAATAAATGGCAACAGGCTTTCCAGCAAGCACAGGCGATGTCCTAAGCGCGGCTATGTATAACGGACTCACTTCGTTTTCAGTAGGAGCGGCTAACACAGCCGACTACACAGCAGTTTTAGCAGACCAGTACCAAAGCCTAGAGATTATGAATAAGGCAACTGCTATCGCTTTTAAGATCCCTACCGATGCTTCGGTGGCATTCGAGATAGGCACAGTACTGACAGTTCTTAACATTGGCGTAGGTACTTGCACTATCTCAGCAGTAACACCCGGCACGACTACAGTTCTTTCAGCAGGCGCAACTGCGGCTTCTCCAACGCTTGGTCAATATAAGTCAGCAGCATGTATTAAGACGGCTGCTAACACTTGGTATGTCGTGGGTGCAATAGCCTAATGATCGCCAACGTAGTTAGTGCAATTTTATCGCCTTATGTGATCCCTTCGTTCAGCGTTGACTATTTAGTAGTCGCTGGTGGCGGTTCAGGTGGCGGTGCTACTGGATATTCAGGTGGCGGTGGAGCAGGCGGTCTACGCTGCACAGTTACAGCAACAGGCGGCGGCGGCACTTTAGAAACTGCTTTGAGTTTATTAACTGGCACAAATTACACTGTAACTGTTGGCGCGGGTGGCTCAGGTGCAAGCGCTGGCGCAAATGGAGCGGACAGTACATTCTCAACAATTACCTCTACAGGCGGCGGTCGTGGTGGTTATTACAATGGCTCAACAAATGTTGCGCCAAATACAGGCGGATCTGGCGGCGGCAACCGAGCAGGATCAGGTGCGGCTGGTACTACAAATCAGGGTCGCGCAGGCGGTGCATCTAACGGCGCTACAACAGGCGGCGGCGGCGGAGCAAACGCAGTTGGTCAAGACGGAGACGGTTCTCGCGCTGGAGACGGCGGTGCAGGTGTTGCTACTTCCATAACAGGAAGTTCAGTTACTTACGCCGGTGGCGGTGGTGGATCATTCCAAGGCTCAGGCGTGTTCTATGGATACGGCGGCGCAGGTGGTGGTGGTAACGGCGGTGCAGACTTCGTAATTGGTGGCGCTGGTACAGCAAAC